CTTTGACCGGTGCTGGTGTTGGATTGGATGATATTTTGTCAAGGCAGGCTGGAGTTATTGTTAATCCTAACAAAGAGCTTCTTTTTAATTCAGTTTCTCTCAGAGAATTTGGATTTAGTTTTGTATTTACTGCAAGAAGTCAAGAAGAGGCCAATGAAATAAAAAAAATTATTCATGCATTTAAAAAATACTCTGCACCAAAAACTGGCTCAGTTGGATTTTTCTTAGCATCTCCAGATGTGTTTCAAATATCATATCTACATGGAGGAAACCAACCCCACCCATTCTTGAATAGATTTAAGGTAGCTGCTCTTAAGAGTGTGAATGTTAATTATACTGGAAGTAGCACTTACTCTACATATACTGATGGCACGCCAACACATATTATTATGTCTTTATCATTCTCTGAGATTGAACCAGTATACTATGAAGACTTTATGGATGAAAAAGGAATGTCGGGAACAGGATACTAATCATGGCACACTATTTTAGAAGAATACCAAACTTTACAACTTCATCAAGGTTGAATAACAGAAGCTCAAATCTTGATACCACTGAAGTAAAAAATATTTTCAGAAGATTCAAGTTAAGAGATGATATTGCATCAGACTTTGCTGCTTTTGAACAATATAATATTAAAGGTGACGAAAGACCTGACCAAGTTGCTGATTTTTTCTACGATGATCCAACTTTAGACTGGGTAATTCTTACAACAAATAATATTATTGATCAAAAATATTCTTGGCCTATGTCGGATTATGAATTATATGAATATACTTATAAAAAATATGGTGAAGATATCAATGCAATTAAACATTATGAAACTTATGAAATCGTAGATTCTTCAGATACAGAAAGAGTTGTTCTTGATGCTGGATTAGTTGTTGATGGAAACTTTACTTTCAAGTTTTACAATCCAACCACACAAAGTTATTCTGAATTGTCTAATGAGTTTGTTGCAAAACCAATTACAAACTGGGAGTACGAAACTAGACTTAATGATGAAAAGAGAACAATTGTAATTCTTAGAAGAGTATACCTTGATAGAGCAATTCTTGATAGCATAAGAGAGCTCAGATATAAAAAATCTTCAGATTACATAAGTAGTAATCTGAAGAAATCTTCTAATATTAGATTAGGTTTCTAAACTCAATCTTCAGCAAGTTTCTGGAAATAAGAGAGAGCATCATCTTCATCTTCATCCCGCTTTGTAGGGGTGAGATTATTCAGTTGCTCTTTGATATCAGAGGGAAGCTCACCAGTCTGTGCTGCTTGATTGAAGTTAGGTGAGAAAGAACCACGACCTTCGCTCTCATCTTCAAGTTCTTCATCATAACGAGGACGTGAAGACTTTTGTCCTAGGACCATCTTCAATCGTGTTTGAAGTTGCTCATAAGTTTTGAACTGATCTTCTGCGGTGATTGCTGTAAGGGAATACTGTTTCTTCCAGATGGCTTCAAGAGCATCGTCATCATCCAGGAGTGGTGCAACGCGATCAAATTCTGAGGAGTCATAGTTCCAATAACCAGCGACTTTTTTCAGTTTCAGTTTAAAGTTAGCACCCTGCCAGAAGTCAAAAGGATTGATTGCTTCTTCATCTTCAAACTCAGGTTGCATGGATTCCATGATCTTATCAAAGATCTTTTTGCCGAACTTGTAGAGAAAGACTTTGCCTTCGTTCTGTGGGTTTGCTTTATCCTGAACTACATAGATGTTACTATAGTAGGACAGTTTACGCTTTTGCTTACGGACAGTTTCTTTATCGGCCTCATTGCCGCTGTTCCAGAGTTCACGATTGTACTCGCCGAGAGGATCTTTCTGGCCAATAGTAGTCAGAGAGTTTTCAATGTACCAACCACCAGGGCCTTGGAAGGCGTGGGAGTACATCTTTGCCCAGGGGAGTTCTTCTCCATCTGGAGCAGGGAGGAAACGGATGACGGCATAACCATTACCAGTCTTGTCCATTTCAGGTTTCCAGAGACGGTCATCTCCGCCGCTGCTAGTATTATTCATTTTCTCCACTTCCTTGACCAGTTTAGAAGTCAGGGAACCAAGAGAGGATTGCTTTTTAAGATTTGAGAAAGACATAGGATTCGTTAGATTTGTACGTATTTGGCTTGTGGGTGTACTTTGACACTATAGTTCTTTTTCTAGGACTCGTCAAGTGCTTTACGCATTGTTTCGATTGACTTGGACATTTGCTCTAAGATAACAACAATATTTTTATCTGAGTCGAGACCCATCATTGAGGCAGAGTCAATGATTCTCTGCTTCAGTTTTTGGGCCTCGGGATCATCAGATAAACTCAACCTAGTATAAAGAACTTTTTGTTTTTCTAAGAGCCGAGATAAAAGATCGATATGTTTAATTTTATCTTCCTTAGTCATAGAGTAAAAAGAAAACATGCTGGTATAAACTTCTTGTTGAAGTTGACCAACTTCTGTCATCTCTGCTCGGACTACTTCGGAATCAAAAAAACTCATTCTTCTTCAGTCTCATCATCATCTTCTTCTTCAACTACTTCATCAACAATTTCTTCAACTGATTTGGATTCTTCAATTTGCTCAAGAACATCAATCGCACCAGCAACTCTCAAAAGAGTATTTGATATTGACTGCATTTGAACATTAAGTTCTTGCATATTTTTTTCAAGTTCTTCTTTTCTTCCTTTCAAAGTTTCAAGAACTCTATCGTTTTCAAGTGCCATAAACAACCTCTTTTAGAATTTTTTTGTATCGGAATACATCGATATTTAGGAAAGGAGAATACTTTCGCATTCTCATACTTACGGTTTCCCACACCGGGTCTTGCAACCTTTTGTCAAAGTTAGATCTGAATCCAAGAATTTTATCAAGTATTATAAGAGTTTCAATTGAGAGATCACCAGCCAAATATTTTTTAAGTATTGGTGGGTGGCCACTCACCCTTGCAAATATAGAATCTAAATTAGAATTTGCAAGAACTTTTTTAACTTCTTCTCTGAAGACATAAGAGAGAGACTGATTTCTTTTCTTCCACGAAGTATATCGGTCTTCACCCTCTCGTATCATTTCACCAATCCAAAGTTTACTTGGATCGGTACAAGTAATAAAATTTGAAACAAAAAAATCGACGACTTCTTTGTCGTCTTTCTGTCGAGCTAGTTTTTCAAACCAAAAGCGATCTTTACGCTTATAGAATGATTGGACTGTTGCTCTACTCTTTCCACAATACTTATGATAATCGTATTTTTCTTTTGTAAAATGATTTTTTAAGGACAAATAACAACGATAAGCATCAAAGGGCATCATTTTAAAGTGGTAGTTTTGCTCTGGAAGTCCTCTTCAGGAAATTAAGTTCCATAGCTTCGTATTTAATTTTCTCTTTCAGGGGTTTAGAAATAAGTTTAGGAACTGAATCGAACTCAATATTATTATTTTCGCAGAATAAAATGATAGCATCAATGTAACTCATATTAGAGTCCTTGACCATGTTCTCTATCTCTTGTGCGAATTTGGTAGGGCAGAAAAACTTCTTTTCTAGTTCCTTCTTTAATTCATTTGACATTACTTGTCCCAGTATTGTGATGTACAAATTCTTTGATGTATCTAACTAGTAGCTTAATATACTCGCCTTTGTTACGTTTGTCAAATACTTTTACCTCACCACTAGGAGTTACCATGATGGTGATTAATTTTTTGACAGAAATACCAGTTAGTTCATAATATGCGGAAGCATAAAACATCTCTTGGACAAAATAATTTTCCAACCATTTCTCAGGTTTAATCTTATCAGATGTTTTAAAATCTATGACTGCAAGTTCTCCTTCATACTCTGCGATGCAGTCTACTCTTCCAGCTAAACCAAGATACTCAGAATAAAGAGTTCTCTCGATAGCATGAATATTATTTATCTTGTCCAAATAAGGGCGAGCATGGGCAAACATAAACTTGGTGAGGGGTTTAAATTTATTCCATTCAATCTCATCATTCTTCATGTAAACTTCTACAGCCTCATGAAAGTCTGTCCCACGACTAGTTGCCCTTTTAGTAACACGATTTGCTTCTTCAATACCAACCCTCTTACGCCACTTCGCAAAAATCTCACGATTATAAAATGAAGTCACAGAAGTAATAGATGGCACCCACTCTCCATTTGGGAGATTATAAAGACGGATCTCGCCAGTATGTTTTGCTTCTAGTTCAAGATCACCGAGATGATTTACATAATTAAATTTCATAGTGATTACAGATTAAGCTCCATTTTTGCGGTGAGATATTCTTTAACTAGACCAGATCTTACAACATCTTCAATACCAAATTCAATACATTCAAAGGATTCCATAGTCCTAAGAATAGAAAGAAAGTCTACAATACCATTCCTTTCATTGGCCTTATTCAAGTCAGACTGACGAGCATCACCGCAGAACATAATTTTACTACTCTCACCCACACGGGTAATAATAGAATCAAGTTCGTGAAAGTTCAAGTTCTGGAATTCATCAACAATAATAATAGCATTATCTAGTGTTGTACCACGAAGGAAGGACGTACTCCAGAATCTAATCGTCTCTTGAGCCTTGAGATTTGCATAGAGCATTTCAAAGTCTGCATCTGA